CTATGTAGGATGCTATTACGAATGTGATAATGTTGGAGTACCAGGTGATATTGAAGATTTAGATCTTTCTACCTTTCACTTAAAATACGATAGTTCAAATATAGAAAATATAATTGATAAATTAATTCTTTTGTTTCGCGAAAACTTTAGATTAGATTTAGATAGCATTATCTCTCATTTTAATGAATATTCGAATTTTGACATAATATCAGCTTTGCGTATTTTGATTAACGAAAGTAGACAAATTATTAATAAATATGGTTTTCCATCATACGTAAAGGAAGACATGAATATTTTCTTTTTAGTCGATAGTTTATCTGTGATTGGATCATCTGTGTCTGACTATTATACTGAACATCCGAACATAAAGAAACAAATTAGTTTTGATCAAATTATTGAACCTATATATATTAATTCATTACCTGAGATAATTAATCAATCTTCTAGAGCTGAAGTTTTAGAAGATATTCGTAAAGTAATGGTTCGTCTTCCTATAGAAGTTCAAGAATATTTTATAGAAGGTAGTATACAAGGAAATGTTTTGGCTAGTAAAAGAGGGAAAGATAATGCGCGTCTCTCTCAAACTCGAAGGTTAGTTCTTGAATATTTTAAAGATAAATATGATAAATTTGATGGTACAGTTTGGATTTCTTGGCTTCTTAATGAGTCTGAAGAGCCTACATTTCGTTGTTTTGACGAGAACGATATAAATTGGAAAGATTGCGATGCTGAATATATTGAAAAAGGTAAAAAATATAAACAAAATATTCAGGCAGCGTTAAAAGATAGTCCGTATGGATGGTATGGATTATATAATCCTAAACGCCATAATTTTTGCATTCGTAACGTAAAAGAAAAAGATATTACAAAACTTCATAAACAAACTTCCGGAATAGTTTGTAAAACGGTTGGTAAACAAGAGTTGGTTAATATTATACTTGATGATTTTGTTGAAATACAAATACCATCTATGGATGAGATAAATAAAACAGAAGCTGAGCTCAAAAAGAAAATGAAGGCAAAAGAGGCAAATATGACAAAGATGAAAAAAGTGTTTAATGATATCAATGGTATGAATAAAATTCAAGTATTAACTGGTATTAAAATTAACAAATATATTGATAAACGCCTAGATCCTAGCTTGCCACTTAAAGAATTAAAACGTATGCTATTTTGGGGAAGTCAAACTATTCCAACTTTATGTGGATATTTACATATTTGGCTATCAAAAACACCTTATCTTATTGTTGATGATACGTGTGGTTCTTCTGATAAGACAAAACCAAAAATTTAAATTTTTATATAAATAAATGAAGATTGATGTATGTGACAAATTAGTAAATACCTATAATACAAATGTACTTGATGATCCAAATATAGATCCTGATATCAGAAAAGAATTTTTCAAAACATCTGCTAAATATCGTAATGGAGATAAGGGTAGAAAAGTTTTAATGGATCTTATTTACAATCATGAATATAGTTCAAATAAACCAACTGCGAAGTTTATAGGAGGCCCTTATACTCTTACTGTTCATTGGAGCAAAGAATATCAGAAGATGATATATATATTTGGAGAGAACCACTCAGATAAAATAGAATGTGATAAAGTAGGAAGTTTCAAGAAAGGAGATGTTATAACTCCTATTGAAAATTATTTGAGTGATTTAATTCTTAACACTGATGTCTTTATTGATCTTTATATTGAATTTCCTGTATATAGTAAGATTGATAAAGAATATAATGTTAAGTTCAGACCTTTTAAAAAGAATGATCGTATGCAAAAACTCTTTGAACAATTTAAAAAATGCTTACAATATACTACTAGATCAGCAAAACAATGCAAACTTGCAAGAGTTCATTATTTTGACGCTAGATTTGAAGATAAACAAGGAAGATTAGAAGGTATTAATCTTATATCTTGGTATAGAGTAGAGGTCAAATATATTATAGATTATGTAGCGTCTGATGAACAAGCAGCTAGTTTTAAGAATTTTATTAATTATAACCCAAAAATAATTACACTTTTGAAAGGTCTGTCTTCTAAAAAAGAAGAAGATTTCTTAAAGTTTTGTACATCACAGTTACATGATAACTATTATGTTAATAAAGAATTAGATAAAATTAAGGAAAATCCATCCTTAAAAAAGATAATACTAGATTTAGCTGAGGAACAATTTTTAGATTATGGAATTATTCATAGGACAATGCTTCAAATAAATATTACGAATATTTTCAAGTATTTAGAAAAAATTGAACCTACCCAATCTGAAAAAGAAAATTTCAAAAAAGCTTTTATATCTACATATAAATCTACTATATCTATTAATGCAATAGTATCTGATGTATATCTTTTTTCTCGTATATTTAAAGACTTTGATATAACGAAGTTGGAAGAAAAAAGTTATGTTGGTGCTACTGATCAACCTTTGCGAGCTCACAATATAATTATATACGCCGGAAATGGACATGCTGAAAGGCATAGAGATTTTTTACAAAGACTTAAATTTAAACCTATTGGCTCTTCAGGAAAATCAGGTGATTATCCATCTAAATACTGTATAGATATGAAAACAATTCAACAACCATTTTTTTCGGAATGGCCATCTTGAGAAAATAGAAATACAAAAAGAAATTGAAAATATCTTACAACTTCTTAAGTTTTTAACAAGAATGATGCAATCTCTAATGGAAGAAATTAAGAAGTCTATTAATACATCTGTAGCTCAATTTGTTCAGAATATATCAACAAAATATAATTTGAACAATGATGATTTGATGAAAATGTGGGATCAAACTTCAGATAGTATACAATCTAAGACTGTTACTAAATCTTCAACAAAAGTAGTAAAAGAAACTGTTCGAACGTCTCCTACAAAAACGGAAGGTAGTTCGTCAGGAGATGGCTGTCCATATATTTATACAAAAGGAGAAAAGGAAGGAGAATGTTGCAATATTAAACCAAAAGGTGGTACTGTTTTTTGTACCCGTCACAAAAAGTACGAAGGAACTGAACCAAAGCAAAAGAAAGTTTTGCCAAGCTCAAAAAAGTCAATCTCTCCAAATACTGGAGCAAAAAAAATACCTGCTGTGAACGCTGTAAATACAGTTCTTCGTAAAAATAAAGCACTTGATAAGTTGTGGCATTTGGCTACTGGTATGGTGTTTAAGTCTGTGAAGGAGAGAATAGTAATTGGCAAGTGTGTTAATGATAAATTATTGCCTCTATCAGCTGAGGATATCGAAGTATGTATGGCACATGGGTTTGCATACGAAAATCCAGATGAACAAATTAATGTTGTTACAAAAAAAGTAATAAATGATGATTCAGAAGATGAAGATGTACATACTCCTGTAGAAAATAAGGCTGTTCGCAAGATAACAGAAGTCCCTTCTGTAATTAAGAAACCACTTGATAATAATCAAGCAAAGAACGTTAAGAAGTCTATTGCTGATGCTATATCAGAGACAAAAATACAGGGTGAAGATGTAGAGTTAATTCTGAGTGAATTACAAATAAAATCTGGTGTTATGAAAAAGAATGATATGTTTGATGTTACCGATAATGAAGATAATAGCGAAGAGGAACTTCTTGAAGAAGAAGAAGATTAAAAATAATAACACCAAGATAACACCAACTTATTTTATAACCAAAAATGGTTATAAAACTTACTTTATAGTTATATTGTTGAAAACTGTCAAATAAATAATTAAACAAACCAAAAAAGATGTAAAAATTCCTATAAAAATTCCAAGTTTAACATTATCTTTTTTATTTCCTAGATAATATCCTAACCAGCAACAAAACCAAATAATATACAAATAAAAACATATAACTTCTATTTTTTTAATTTCTTTTTGCATATTTATGATAAGTGAGTATTAATAAAATCTAAATCCAAAATTTTGCACCTTTTTTGGCTCATTAATTTTAAAAGCAAAAAATAAACCTATTGCAAGAATTAAACCAATTATTAAAAAAAGTATCCATACTGGAAATTTATTTTTTTTGTCAGATTTTTTTTTGGCATTTTGTTTGTAATGTTTATCATCATACATATTTTATATTAAGCAAATATTTTTTTTACTTTATTTAATTTTAGACAATTTAACAAAATTTTTAAGTATAGCGTCTATCATAATTATGTTATCAAACATAATATTATCAGCTCTAAGAGATAAATTTTCATGTTTTGTTTTTACTATTAAAATATTACGAATAAGTTCTTGTTTAACACCATTAATACGAGAAAGTTCATTTTCATACTTTGCGATTTGGTGAGTTTTTTCAATATCTGAATGCATGCTTTTTAGACTTGCTTCTCCAGAGTATTTATCCTCGATCTGCATTAATTTTTCAACGTTTTTCTTTTCGGTATTAGTCAGATCAGCGAGCATCTGTTCTAAATTTGTCAAATATTTAGAATATTGTTCTTTCTTAGTCAAAAGTAACTCTGAAAATACAACAAGATTATTCTTTTTTTCTAACATTTTTTGTATATTTCTAATGTGCTTACCTTGATTTTTGTCTAAAACACGATAAATACCTTCTCTCACAGTCTTTATATCAATAGAAACAGAATCTATCTTTTCGTATAATGTTTCTAGATCTATAGTTACCATTAACTTTCTTTCATCAGATCCTCCAGAATTATTAACAAACAAACATTCATAAGTATCATCTCTCCGAATACAGCAAAGATAATCATTAAAGATAATAGCAAGTTTATATTTAAGACTTTTTGTGCAAAATTTTAATCTACGTAACTGTCGAAAAACTTCTCTGAGCTGAACACCAATATCTTTTTTAATATTTTTATCATCTTTTAACGATACTGGATGATTATATTTTTCTTCTAAATATCCTTCCATGTTCTTATGTTGTGCATCCGGGCTAAGATCAATATCATCTCCGTCATAATCTTTATCTAAATCAAAATTATCTGGTTCACCGGCATAATCGCTAGGGATATTACCATCTTCTGTTATATCTATGTATCGTATTTTAAATACGTCATTTCCTTCTCCAATTTCTATATCATATTTGCTAGGAATATATAGCATAAAACTGTCTGCATTTGCAATGCTAAGAACTTCGATGTAAACAATAAGACCGTCTATTGTAAAATATTTTTTAGGTATTAGTCCCCTTTTTGATAATAGTTTTTCTAGTTTATTTAATGATAAAGTCATTTACTTGTATAAGTTTATTGGCTTAAAACCATATTAAGAAGTCTGTAAAAATGTCAATCCAGTATAATAAAAATACACCACAACCTGCTGCAATGCAAATGTTAGGTGGAGATCCTATTGCCCAACTTCCAATTGATAAAACTCCTCCCAGTCAAAATGAAATACATATAATAGACAGTTTATTCAAGAAACACCGTAGAACAATGGATGTTATTTTTGAAGAAGCAAAAGGTGCTATCATAGTTGGTTTATTAGTTGTATTGTCCTGTTTACCTAATATTGATACTATAATTCAGAAATTTTTACCAATTACTCAAAAATCGTTATATTTTTTACTCTTCTTTAAAGCTCTAATAGCATCTCTTATGTATTGGTTAATCAAACACTTTTATTTATCTCGTAAAAGTTAAATAAAAGTATGATCAAATTTTACTTTTTTTATAATTAAGTTTTAATAATAAATTAATGGACCCTAAAAAAGTTTTGTAATAAGGCTTTAAATGTTGACATTATTCTTACTAATTAGTAAGAATAACGAGAATAAATTTTTAAAATTAAATTATTTAAAAACAGAAAACCCTCGAAAAATAAAGTTTATAATTTATATAAAATTTTATATAAATTATCTGGTAAAAAATTGTGATACATTTTTTTGTAAGCAGGATATCTTGCAAACATTTTTGGAGTTCAAAACAATAAAATATGCTTATATGTTTCGTTTTCTACAAAATGACAATATCAACTAGACAGTTTTATTTAAAAATATATTATCATTGCAGTAGCAACTAGTGTGATTATCTTTACAACTTCGATTAAAACTGACAACTTTAGAAAGAATTACAAAGAATACTAACTCTTAGAACAATCATTTGTACAAATACAGTCAGTACATACTTTAGTATAATTATTTTTAGAAGTTCTATACTTATCGTCACATATTTCGTCAGTTGTATATTGTTGTGGACAATTTTTGTTGTTAGAAGAGTGAGTCTTTATTTTATCGAATATATTTAATTATAAAGAAACAGTTTTTATAAAAATACTTAATAAATATATAAATTATTACTTACATTTTTTCTTTTGTATTTATGTAAAAATAAATAAAAACTATAGAAATAATAGATGTTACAATAATGGTTGCTATAATTAACTTCTTATAGCTTAGTCTTTTTTCTGGAAGTTTTCCATCTATACTAATATTTTCCATAATAAAACTTGGCTTCAAAAAGAAAAGAAGTAACAGAATAAAAAGAGGAATAATTCCGTAATAAACAACAGGTGACTTAATAACATTAATTGTTAAGAAAGCGCTTTGGTTATTTAAATTACCACTTTTTACATTAGTTTTTGTAATTTCGGAAACTTTTTCATGAAGCATCTTTATTTTAGAATCTAATTCGCAATCGCTATCATCCATTTATCTCAAGGATATAAATTCTTTTAGACAATATATTATATATTATTTTCGATAATCTTTTTGATTAGAGGAAAAAATCCTAGTTCATTCATAATCTTCTTCTTTTCTTCTCTAATTATATCAATACGCTGTGACCACCAATCTTCGCGTATAGCTTTTTCGATTATACGCTTTGATTCATATATGTTTTCCAAAGGAAGACGAACGAATGCCTTAGGATTAATGTACGTTTCAAGATTTGGACACCCCCAGTAGAAAGGCAAACATTCACAAATCAAAGGCTCCCATATTTTTTCAGTTGCATAATTAAATTCTGAATTATTCTCTACTGCCAAAACATACTTGTAATTAGAATATACATTATACTTGTTGTCGTTAAAAACACACGATACATATGAAGATAAATTATGATAATTAGATCTTCCATAAATGTCAACAATCGAATTATCTCGTAAGAATTCAACACGTAATTTATGACCGATATCGTTAATTTTTTCACTCAATATAATAGATACTAAATCTTTCTTTTCTGGTAACTTTTCTAAATTTTCAGAAAATGTCCATTGTGCTGGGTTTAAAAACTTCTTATGAGAATTTACATGTAAAAAGTTTGAATTAGTAGGATTTGCCCAAAAACCCCACGTCTTTACTCCCCAATTTTTTGTTTCGTCATTAACCCATGGCTCCATTTGAAAAATTATACTTTTTTGTGGTTCATAAAATTCAGAGTTTGGATAATTTACAATCACATAATAATCAGCATCATTTTTTGATGTAAGTTCGATACCTTCGTGAGGCATAACACCAAACTCTTCTATCATTTTTTCACACGATTGCCAGTTTCCAATAAGTTTTATCTTTATGGTTTGGATAGGTTTTCTAACATTTTTAACGTACAATCCATCGTTTTTACCAAAGTATTGGGAAAATTGAAGATCATTTATATCAATCTTTTTCTTGAAAAAACCTAATGTATTAAATCCAGCACAATCGTCATGCATAAGAGCTACTTGTTTAGATTCCTCTACAGAAAGACGACTAAAGAATAAATCATTGTCGTATTGGTCATAACCACTGATAAATGTAAAGTCTGAACTATTATCTATTATAGATAAATCTAAACTAGAAAAATCTCTTTGAATATCTGTATCAATTTGTTGTTCCATAAATTCACACCAGTTTGAAAAAATAATTTGAGGACGTAATTCGATTTTTTTGATATCATTGCAAATTTTTAGTACATAATCAATGCCGTGCTTAATACCATTTTGTTCAATATAATTCAAAATCTTGCGAGCTCCTTTTTTGTTTATTGAGTATCCAAACATACCACCGATATATAAATCATTATGCAAATCTGCTATAGTGAAATTATCTGATTTTTTATTGTAAACATCTTTATTTTTTTCACGATTTTGATTAAACATATGATACCCTATAAAAAAGCATTCAGAGTTCTTAAAAAAATTATTGTTCTTCAAATATTCATACGTTTGTTTAAAATTATCAGATAAAGTTATATCATCTTCAATAATAAGATAATATTCTGTTGTAGTATCAATCAAAAGCTCCTTCCATAAATTATAATGTGAAAGTGCGCATCCAATAAAAGATCTACGATTTCCAAAATCATTTCCGTTGAATAATTTAGTAATATCAACAGTATTCTTCAGTTCCTTACCATCAACTGCTTCAAAAAACTCGTATTCTGTAAAATGAATACTATTAAAAAGATTTATAATATTATCCTTTCGATCTTCCCTTCTTTTGAGATTTATTACCTTTACAGGATACTTTTGAACTACATTATTAAATTGTGATTCATTATTTAATTCATAAGCGTTCTTTATATTTTTATCATTACGTTCGGATGTTAAACGACCAATATGGCGACAGGAAACTAAATCAAAAAAAGCAGACTTATATCCAGCGTTTTTCCATTTATAAGCATAATCTATCTCGAAAAATGTGTTATAACTATCATAATTTCCTAGTTCCAAAATAACAGATGTTTCTACAATGCTTGGTCTAAAACTATAATGAGGCCAATAATGACAATTTCTGTAAGGAAAACTATCAGTGCTATGCTCGTGAACAACAAAACCTTTTGAAATAGGTGTATAACCTCTCATATTAATGTCTTCTATGGTTTCGGCATATGAGCGATTGAAAAGAACTTGTTTAATATGTGTTTGAGATTCTAAAAATGTAATAGAATTTTTAATGTACTGACCCTTAATATAAAATAAAAAGTCGTCTTCTATATGTATCCAATACTTTGGTTTCATTTCATTAAGCTTATTCCAAATAATATTCATACTTGCACGATGTCCTTTTTCTTCATACTTTTTCATATAAAAATTTATAAATGGATATTGAGATGTCATCTTCTCTCGATCTTCAATTGATGAATTATCATCAACGCAGAACCAATAGTCTATTTCTTCTATGTCTTCCCAGTGATTTAAAATAGAATTCACTGTTTCTGTAAACAAATCAAGTCTTTTGCATGAAGTAAATGATAACAATACTCTATTTTCATTAGATTTAGGAACAATCTTATATTCTTTTGGTCTTGTTAATAAAGAACGATTCTTTTCAAATAAGATATTCCACAATATATTAATTTCTGCTGATTCTTCAGAAGTTTGGATATATGTACTGAGTCTATAAAAAAGTTCTAAGGTGTCAGGATCTTGATTTATTTCTGGTATATTAAACCTTAAATTTTTAAAAGACATATTAATTATACCTGGAACTGCAATATTATTCAAAATAATCTTTTTAATACAAGAATACGCTAAAGAATTGTTTTTGCAAATAAAAGCACTTATACTTGTATTAAATTCCAAACTATCATTGTAGTAATCTTTTAACAAAAATAGTTTATTTAGAGGATTTTTATTATAGTTTTGATACTTTTCGTACATCAAAAGAACAAGAGAATGCAATTCTGCTTTCTTCAAATTCTCAACCGCAAAAAAAATTCCTTCTGATCTATCTGAATCAAACTGTTCTGCTTTTAACAAATATTCTAACGATTTTTGAAGATTACCTTTTGTCATATAAATCTTTCCAAGCATCAAGCATGAATAGTACTTTTCTTGCAACCAATTTTCTACCTTTTCAATAACAACATTGTACCATTCTATTGAATCTTCTATATTTCCAGATTTTTTGAAATTTTCGGCGCAATAAAAAGCATATTTTCCTGCATTTAAGCTTCCACTTTCTGCTTTTTTAGAATAAGCTTCTTTTAAAATAAGTGCGTCTTTTAGATATTTATCATTAGTGAGAACCTTAGAACAAGACTCAATGTAGTAATCGCCTTTTATAATAATATCCGAAACATTTTGTTCTAACTCAACAAATTCATGTAAAAATCCTACAAATTTGCTTTCCTTATGAGCATTAATTAAAAGAGGTCGATAATAAATAAGATCAGGCCCAAACTTTAGCTTGTAAATATCATGTGTCAGATATGGAATATCCAAGTCTCCATGAATTTCATCTTCTGGGTCAAAAATAAAAATATAATCAGTCTTTTTATATGCTGCTTGAATCGCTAATGTGTTATTGTGATCAAAATCAACATAGTTGTGATCTAAAAGTTCCCCAGTAATTTCTTGTTCTTCGAAAAAATCTGTTATAATTTTACGAGTATTATCAGATGATCCTGTATCACAAATTACCCAATACGATAACTTAATATGTTTGACGATATTTTTTAATGTTTCCTCAATTATATGTTCATGATTTTTTACTATCATACTTAAGCATATTGTACTCATTTAATTTAAAATAAAACATGTATTTAAAACGATTTAGTTATCTCGTTTTAAATAATGAAGATATATACAAATTTTATTTCTGAAATGTATGTCAAAGAGAATCCAAAATTCGCTCTTATAAAAAATCTCAACACACAATTCTTGTGTTTGGTGAAATGGAAAGTGATGATTTTTGTAATCATTTTTAATCAGAAAATTCAGTATTATTTTATTTGGAAATTGATTTTAAAAATAAAACATACTGACATTCTTCGATAGACCTCGGTGCTGTAATATTTGAATTAATAAACAAGTTCTTTTCAATCAGAACGTATCTTTGTCTTATGACCTAAAAATCAATTTTTTTTAATTTTACAAAGAAAAAAAGGCGGAGGAGGAAAATAAAAAGATAATCCAAAGGAAATTTTCTACGAATTTTTGAAATTATTTAGAAAACAAAATCAAAACTCTTTAGGTTTTTGAAATCTGAAAAATAATCTTCAACACACACACAACTTTTGTGTTAGAAAAAATATTAATGTGTAAAATTATAGTTTAGCCTGAAAACATGCTAAAAATCTTATTTGACAATTATAAATTACCGGAAAAAATTGGAATTTTCCGGTAATTTAATTTAAAAAAAATTGATCATTACATAAATGGAGTGTGAATACTGTAAAAAGATTTTAAAAACAGCAGGAGTCTTAAAAAAGCATCAAAATACAGCCAAATATTGTTTGACAAAGCAAAACAAAACAGCACCCGTAGAATACAGTTGTAGTTTTTGTGGTACATGTTTTACATTAAAATCGACATTACATAGTCATTTAAAAATATGCAAAGCAAACACGCCTATAGTAAAAGATCAATTACAAGTTTTAGATGAAAAATCAAGAGATCTTTTTTTAATTAAAAAAGACTTAGAATACGCTCTTCAAACAATAGAAGATCAAAAACTTCAAATAGAATCTCTCCAAAATCGTTTACATTCTTTAGCAGAAAAAGCCATAAATAGACCTACTCATATAAATAATATTAGTAATACCAAAACCACAAATAATACACAAAACCTAATAATAAGTGATTGGCGTCCCGAAGTTATACAAGAAAAAATAGATGAGAATTTTAAACTAGAACATATAGAGGATGGAATTAAAGGAGTTGCTAGATTTACTTCTGAATATATTACACCAGAAGAGTGTGGAGTTAAGAGTTATCAATGTACAGATAGAAGCAGAGAAGTTTTTATATATAAGGATTCATACGGAATAGTTCAGAAAGATATAGAGGCTAGAAAATTAAAGAATGCAATCAAGGATCCAATTATAAAGAAGTCAACAAAATTAGTAACAGAAGAAAGATCTAGATTATCTGATATTATAGCAAAAGAAAAAAATATAGATATTACAACATCTACTTCAATTAATATGAGTAATTTGACAAACAAGTTTCAAGAAATAAAGCATATAGACGATAGTATTTTGTTTTCTAAAGAAATGGCAATTTTAAGTACATGATTAGTGTTCTTGAAATTCATATGCAACTGTTCTAAATGTTATAGAAATTCGTGTACCACGTTTGGTTGTAACAACATTAATTTTATCAGATTTTCTATCAATGATTTCATGCATGATCTTTTATGATCCTGTATCACAAATTACCCAATACGATAACTTAATATATTTGAGTATATTTTTAATGTTTCTTCGATTACATCTTGATGATTTTTTATTATGATACTTAAGAATATTGTATTCATTTAATTTAAAATAAAACATGTATTAAAAATGATTTTAGGTATTTTAAATTATTCAAATGATAATAGTTAAAAGATTTTTTTCTAAAAGTTTTTAGAAAAAAGTAAACTATTGAAGTGCAAAAAATTTATACTTTTTATGGATAAAATAATTCTTTCACACACAACTTTGTGTGTTTTTTAGGATGAAATTTGGTAATACATGACTTATTAGTTTAACTGGTAATGAGGATGTCTGGGACGTCCTATTCTAATTGTTTCCGCGAGTGCTTGCATATATGAAGATTCTGTAGATAATGCAACAGCCTCCGGAATACCTTCTATCTGTGCAGGAGTATAATATTCTTCATTCAACAAAAAATTTCGTATTTCTTCAGCTGTTCTTCCTGTTCTTTCGTAAAAATCATCATATAGTTGTTTCATTTTAATATATTCTTCACGAGCTTCTTTTTCAGCTATTTCTTTCATTTTTTTTGCAAGTTGATATTTCATACAAGTTTCTTTAATTTCACTCCATATTTCACCTCT